GATGCGTTTATTTATACTGGTATATCAAATGAAGATTACCATTCAGATATAGGTATCAGTTCATCTTACGTGCGTAAGTTTGGCGAGAGCCAGTTACATGCGCTCGAATTAGAACAAGAAACAACAGCAGCGATGAACTTTGGTACTGCAGCCCACTCTTTGCTTGTTGAAGGAGAGGATGCGTTTACCAAGGATGTTGGAGTGATCGTTGGATCTCCATACACCAAAGTAAACAAGGAACTCAAACAAGACATACTAGATCGAGGCATGTGCTGTATTAAAGAATCAGAATACAATGATATTATGGCGATGCGTGACCACATGATTCCAGAGGGTGACATGTATCTGAATGGTGATGGCAAAGTTGCTGAAGCATCATTTTACTGGTACGAAGATGAAGTTCTTTGTAAATGCCGTCCAGATGTTATTTGCCAACCAAGAGGCCCACATAAACCGCATGAAATTGTAGTCGTGGATTACAAAACCACATACAGTTGCTCTCCTGAGTATTTCAAAGAATCTGTATTGAAGTATGGCTATGCAGAACAAGCGTCTTGGTATAGAAGAGGTATGGAAGCTGCAGGCTATAAAGTAAAAGAATTTGTATTTGTAGCTCAAGAAAAGAAACCACCATACGCAAGTAAGGTATTTATAATTACGGATAAGCAAATGGATGTTGCTTGGGAAACAATGAACACGCACCTGGAGAACATCAAAAGATGTATGAAGGGTAATAAACCTACTATATATAACAGTCCGAATATCGTGACACTGGATTTAGAAAATGAGACCACCTAATAAAATTAAAGACAATATAAACCCTGACCACTACAAAAGCGAAGGCGAGATACAATGTATTGATGCCATCAAAGCAAGTATGACGCAAGATCAATTCAAGGCGCATCTAAAAGCGTGTTGCATCAAGTACCTATGGAGATACGAAAAGAAACATGATAATGGTATCGAAGATTTACGAAAAGCCTGGTGGTACTTACAAAAATTGATTGACGAAAATATTTATTAGTCGTGACAAAAACAACTTCTGCCGTCGTCTCCGAATAATTCTATTTGTTTAGCATCCAGTTTGGCTAATTCAACTAACTCTACGTAGCTGCTGTCTTTCCTGAACTTTGCTGTTGAAGCATCTCTGCCTAACTCTTTTTGTGCAGATGTTTGTAATTTTCTTTCTTGCTCTATCCACCAATCAGCAAGTTCTGGTTTTTCTTTTATAATTTTAATTAATGTTTTTTGTCCTTTTAAGTAACAAAGATCGCAATTACCAGCTAATGTTTTACCGTTATGATTGGGTAGTTTTAAATCAAAATCATTATTTTCCCAAAATTCAGCTACATCTTTTATTACAATCTTGTAATCGTACAAAGGCACTAATGATTCATATTTATTTTTACCTGATTCATTTTGTTTAACTGATTTGGATACCCTTCTTGGTTCGTCATATCTTAATCCAATAACATTCGCCCATCTTTTATATCCGTGTGATCTCATAAAACGATTCATAACACCGATTTTTAGTTCCATCGTACATAACCTGGCAACAGGATTCGGCAGCATTTTTTTTCTGTTAATTAATGCTTCAAATGGTTCTCCATTACGACTGGCTGTTTCGTATGTTACTTCTTTGGTTCGATAAATCGGCCTTTCTTCATGTATGTCTAACTCCAACCATCTAACATTTACATCCCAATTTTTTGAACAATCATTTATAAAATCCAATGTTTGTACCATTTCTTTACCTGTATTGGCGAACACAACATGAACATCTTCAGGCAAGACACCATCGTATGATTCTAAAATTTTATAGAGTAAATAGCCTGATGTTCTGCCACCGCTAAAACTAATCAATGCAGGACAATCAAACTTTTTTGGAAGAAACATTTTTTCTTCTTGATGATCCCAATAATTTTCAATTAGTTTATTATCCATTTTTGTCATTATGCAGTTTTACAAAATGTTCTGCATCTAATAAAACCAATACTTTACTTCTATTCCTTTTGAGAACAACTAAAGGCTCATATCCTTTACAGTTTTTCGATGCCTGGTCGTAGGCAGACCATATATTGAGTTTCTCTTGATTCTTACATTCGATTGAATATGGGAATTTGTTCCTGGATTGTTTGCCCATTATGATGTCTTCCCCAGCAGACCCCATCGGGCGACTTTCAAGATCATCTTCGTCAAGTCCAAGAAAATCTACCAACATGTTTCTAAACTTCTGTTGTAGCAGTCTTCCTTTTGCTTTTGCTGAACTTGGTTTCATTTTATTTCCTCTAATATTTCTTTTCTATACTGTAATAACGCTTTGCCTCGTAACATCATGTTAGATTTTTTTCCTTTTTTTCTTTTTCTGTAAAAACTAGAGTCTCTTTTTTTTGTACTTGGTTCTATTTGTTTTTCTTGGGTTTTGAACATTTCTATTTGTTTTTCTGCTTCTATGTTTTTTTTCCAAACATTTATATCTCTCATTCTTCTAATTCCACCTTCTTGTATATCTATACATTTATAATCCATCATTTTCCAAAAACTATTTGCTTCTATGTCAGAACCACATCTCAGGGATATTGATTTTACATTTTTGATTTTTGCTAAATCTTCTAATGTTTTTACTAACCCAGCACCATACCATTTACCTCTCAAATCATACTCTATACACGCCTGGAATATTTTTAAGATATTATCTCTGGGTGATTCAATACTTCCATGAAATAGATAACCTGCGTGTTGATTATTTACGAGTGCAAGAAGTATTCTTTGATTATTTGTTTCTCTTTCTAAAATTGATAGAGGATAAAAAGAAAGATCCCTCGCGTTTTTCTTTTGTAAGAAATCAACAAATTTCAAATCTTTCTTTTCTGCGTATTTTATTTCTAAATTCATAATTAAAAAAAAAGGTGCGTTTCGCTACACAACTGCACCAAGGTTGTTCATTAAGGCCTATAGGAGAAACCTTCGTAGCTTTGAGTTAAAAAATGCTAGGTCGGAAGCGTACCGATGATTAGGAATGGAGAAGTAGCACTTCCTTTCGACTCCTAGCGTAGCCGTGTGGCTAGAGTGAAGGTGGTTTGTTGACTGGCTTATCGTCACTTTTGTCTTCACTCTCAGGGTCTGACTTCTTCATGCTCGGTGGTAGACCTGCAGCTTTTGGTGGAGTCATCGTTTCTAACTTAATAAATGACTGCACTTCGTTGCTTGGGCCATACTCCGAACCTTCTTCAGCTTCCTTGACTATCAGTTTGCACATCACTTCTTTACCTTGTAATGCGACTGCACTTTTAGGTGCTTCTGACATCCCACATGCTCTCAACAATCTTGCAAAATCGTTATTTGCGTAACCTCTGATCTCGCTTTGTTTTTGAGCATCTGCATGTTGATACCAAAGATTGAAATTTTTTCTTACTTTCCAACCTGCGTATTTCTCACCAGTTACTGATAGTTCTACTTTTAGGTAATCGTTACCTGCTGCGGAAGTTGTTTTTTCAGATACATTTATTATACAAGGGTATTCGCCCTCTGGTATAAATGAACTGACATCCGCTTCTTCCATGTTTATATCTAAACCTTCAAAATCACTCATGATGCACCCCCTGATGCAAATCCTAGTTTGTTAATAATATCGGTTAAGTTAGGTGCTTCAAACTCTTCTAACTTACCGCTTCTATCTTTCGCTGTATAGTTTTGTCCCACTCTGGTTTGAAACCAACGGCTGACTGTTTTCTTGCCTTCCTCAGTTTCATCATCAAAAGTTCTCAAACATAACACCTCGTCAAAAAAGTAAGGGATTTGAGTTGGTAACTTCGCACCCACCATCATCGGTTGATAATGGAACATGCCAGTTGCCTCATCTCTTTCTCTTGCTTCTTTAGCGATAAACACAACATGTATTGGCAAATCTCTAAACCTACGCATTGTTTTAATCATAACTTCGATTACTTCTCCGTATGCTCTGCGTGGATCTTTTGATTTTGCTTTCTCTTGAGATAACAAGATTTCTGACATTTCTGTAATACTATCCAAACAAACTGTATCGTATTCCAGTGTGCCATTCTCTAACAGTTGTGCAATTTCTTCTATCTCGGAGGCTTCTTTGACTTCAATAGCCGTCAAATTATCAGCATCTTTAATAGATAACAATCCACTCTCCATGCTGACCACCAAAGTTTTACCAGGTGCAGTTTTTAGAGAAGTGGTTTTTCCAGCCCCAGATGCACCGTAGATTAACAATTTAGCTCCCTGTTGTTCCACAAGTTCATTTGGAGTTTTGATACGCGATAATATATTATCATTCATATTTTTCTCCGTTGAAATTTAACTTTACATTATATAATAAATTCAGATACACTGTGTACTAAAATTTATTAAGGACTTATTGTAACATGAACAAAACAAAAAACAACCAATGGAAAATAAATTATTATCATCGTCAGAATAAACTATCAGAAAAAAAACTCCAAGACCTTTACGCAGAAGGTTTAGAACCAGAATACAAGGAGAGAGAAGTGGAGCAATACACACTAAAAAAATATATAGAATTTATCGGAACTGAGGCTGCAGCCGATTTATTTGAATGTAAACCATCAACCATAAAAGCATATCGCTATGGTAAAAGACAGCCTTCAATTGAACAAGCAAAGATCATTATAAAAAAGACTGGCGGTAAATTGGATTTTGAATCTATATACGGCCCTGTCGAAGAAAGCAAGAAAGAAAGCTAGTGCTTAACATTGAAGTATCTGCGCAGGATACTGCGCTTGATCTTGCGTTGGCTTATCTGGAACATGGGTATTCGCCAGTTCCATTAATGCGCCATAATAAAGTACCGCCTAAAGAATTAGGCAGTTGGCAGAAGTTCAAAGAACAGCAACCAAGTGAAGAACAAGTAACTCGATGGTTTAAAAACCGTGATGATTTAGTGGTCGCTTTAATATGTGGCAAGTTTCTAGTTGTTGATGCTGATACACCAGAAGCTGTCAATTGGGCAGAAGAAAACTTACCCAACACGCCATTGAAAGTAGTTACAGGTAAAGGTATGCACTATTACTATAACAACCCTGAGAACTACACTACTTATGTTGCAAGAAGAACGAATCATACAGAAGCATCAAGATTGATAGATATTAGAGGAGTGGGTGGATTAATAATCGCTCCATATAATATACACGCTACTGGTGCTATTTATGAGCCTAAATTCATTCCTGGATGGGATTGGCACGATACAAGTGACTTACCTAACTTTACGAAAGAACATTGGGTAATGATTACTGGTGCTGAAAAAATAAATGGCAAGCCAATATCCACCCCATTTTCTATGGACGGTGTTGTTGAAGGAAGTCGTAATGACAATGCTGCAAGATTAGCAGGTAACTTGATAGCCAAAAATGTAAGTATTGATATGGTTGAGTTTTTTGTTC